CCTTACCTTTAAGATAGTAGCCCTTAACAAGCTCAGAAGCCTGAGTGGTTAACATCTTATCCCTACTACGGTCTATTGTTATTCCTAAGTAATCACTCTTCATCTTTATTCTTTATGTCCTCTATTGCCCTTAGTATCTCTTGTGGTTCTATATACTTAGTACATTCGTATTGTTCTTTCTTATCATTACTGGGGCACCAGTTCCAATCAGTGTTATCAAACTTAAACTTATTGAAACAGTGTCTACACTTATCTTTAGGTGCATCTATTCTGTGGTCACAAGCAAATTCAGTGTAGGGGGCAGAGAAACCGGATATCATAATCACTGGTGTACCCACTCCCCACGCTAACCACGATAATCCACTACCTAACCCAATAAACATATCTGCACCAGCGAGCATCTTAATTCTGTCCTTTAGTGGCTTATCCCCTGTCTTATCTATTACTCTATCAGGTATCTTGTTGCCCTTATTAAACTTATTCTTATCTATATCTATTACATCATAGCCCCTAGAGATTAGATAGTCCACCACTACTTGCCAAGCCTGGTCGTTATTCCAATACTTGGCCTGTGCTGTGGAATGTGTGGCTATACACACATACTTCTTATTCCTTTTCTTAAACTTCTTAGGGATATCTATCTTAGTTTTAATCTCTCTGTATGGTATATTGAAAGCCATACAGGCTACTTGTTGTAACGGTATACTCTTATGTCTATCATCTAGACCATACCCTATGTTAAAATAAATATCTGTTGTCTTAGGTATGCCATTCCAATCAAACTTTATTTTAGGATAGGACTTCTTAAACAAATAACCTAGCTTAGAGACAACCACTACATCATAACCAGTTATCTTTCTGTACTCCTCAACCTGAGGTACCCAAGCTATTGTATCTCCCAACGCACCTGAACCTAGATTAATTAATACTCTTCTAGTCTTCATCCACATCTTCAAACATCTTTAGATTATCAATCAACTTATCTTCAAACCTATCTAGTATCTCCTCCGGTTCAATATCTAATACATCACATATTAAACACACATCATAAACAAGTGCTATCCTTTCTTTGAGTTCTTCAAGAAGCAGAGGCATAACGCTTTAACTCCTTGATGGTATCTAATGTAAACCACTTGAATCCTTCCTTATCACACCACTCACTCATAGTCATCTTAGCCCCCTTCCTTATTTTTTTATTCTCATTATATAAAACAAATACTAATTCCTGTATCACTAATGAATCCCTAATTGCTTTATACTTCTGTGTGTCCCCCACTCTAAAGTAACCTTTACATTCTATTAAGTAATCACCCCTTACAAAGTCAGGTATATATTTCTTATTGATAATATAAGGGATGCCATAAGGCTCATATCTCCATAGCCTAGTTAACTTCTTAGCTATATCGGCCTCGAATTTATTTCTATAATTAATGGTATTTGTTTTCATCTTCGTGTATAAAAGTAAAGTTATCCTCACTCCCCTCAGGTATAAAATCTCCCTCTAATAAGAAAGGTTGTTTTAAACCTTCAAGCATCATCGCTATGTCTGTTACTAATTCATCCTCTGTCTCACCATAAGGAGGTACTGGCTCCGCAGAGAAACTAGAGATAGCTCCTGAGTCATAAAATACTTGACGGACAGAGTAGTTACCTTCCCTGTCCGCCACCCCTCTATATTGCCACTCCATTACTTATTCTTCTTAGTGGGAGGCGTAGACTTTATTTCTCTAGTCATAGCCTGTATCATTCTGTTATTAACAATAGAGGGGGTACCTTTTAATTCCCATCCTTCTTTTAGCATTCTATTTACTTCCTTCTCAATATGTCTAGTATCAGACGCTATTACTTTATACTCAATCATAACTTTATCTCCTGTACATTTGGTTCTTTATTTACTACAGGCAAGAACCGTGGGCCTGTTGAATAAGCAAACACTCTCATCTTAGGGTAGCATTCCTTCTTGTACTCACAATAAGAACAACCTACAGGGAGTTTCATATTACCTGACTTACCATCAGCAACTAATTCATAACAAAAGTCCGGCATATCATCATCCTTAACCATCTCTTTAATATGTTGTATCCTTTTTACTACATTCTTGTTTATTAAATCAACAGGTGTTACAGTTAAGTAACCATTCTGTTTATCCATAGCTAGGAATTGTGCCTCATCTGCACCCTCAGCGTGTCCATACCCACTAATTTGGTCGATATAACCGAAGGGGTCGTCCTTTTCTATATCATTATACTTAAACTTCTTAAATCCGTAGGTAGATGTAGACTTAACATCAGTTAGAATACCATCAATCTTACAATCCATACTACCTTTGATACCCTCAACCTCAACCTTCTTCTGTTCATCAGTCACCTCGTGACCTGACAGTTTAACTAGGGCCAATAACATCTCTTCAATAAGATGGCCATATAAAAACTTAATAAGAGTAGGGGCACGTAGTCTCTCACCTTTAATCTTATGGCTCTTATACCACAGCTTACGGTCAGGTTGTCCTATGTTAGACATACGTAGTGTGCGTACCTCACCGTCCCAGGTAGGGTATATCCACTCACGCATAATGGTCTCCATATTAACACCAAAGTCTTTGATTACTTTCTCTGCATCAACCCTAGCTGGGTGAGACTTAGTCTCTGCTAGGTTGTATATATCTTCTACTAGATTAGTGTGTTTCATTCCAACTACCTCCTATTTTATATTCGCCATCCAACGGACAGTGGAGATTAAGTTCTTCACCAGCTTGTTGAATAGATTTAACAGCAAGCTTACCAAAAAGCGTAGCCTGTTCATCATTAACTTCAGTTTGTATCTCATCGTGTATATTCCCTATAAATTTATATCCTATACCCTCTATAGTAGCATATTTCTCTAGTATTGTCAAGGCTTTTTTCATAACTATTGCACCTGCTCCCTGCAAGAGAGTGTTAAGTGCTGAGTGTTTGGACCTAACCCAGATTCTTCTGCCGTCAAGTCCTTTAAGGTAGCCTCTTTTACTAGCCGTTCCAACTCGCTCTCGTAAATTTCTAAGTGATGGCGTATTATCAAGGAACTTTGTCTTAAGTCTTTTACCATCTGCTTTGCTTCCGTCAACGATACTCCCGATTTTCTCATCCCCTGCACCATACAGGAATGCGTAGATGAAAGTCTTTGCTGAATCTCTTGATTGAAGTCCTGCAGCCACTTGATTTGCTGTGTGTATATCTCCGTATATAACTTCATTAGTGTACTCCTTATCATTCATATAGTGTGCCAGCATACGTAGCTCTAAACCACTGGCGTCTACCCCTACTAACTTCTTACCTTTAGGTACAGTCCATACCTCTCTACACTCCTTACCATAAGGGGAATAGGAGGCCGGTACTTGTGCCAGATTAGGTTTACTATGTGTCATACGACCAGTCACTGCACCTATAGGATTAACGTAACCGTGTACCCTACCTGTGATGTCCACTGCATCAACCCAACTCTGTACCTGTGCCACTCTTTTCTGTAACATAAGATACTCAGCAATCATCTTGGCCTCAGGTATATTAACTGATGTCAACACTGACTCGTTGACAATCACACTACCCTTATCGGTAAACTGTTTAGGTTTCCAACCAAAGTGTTGAAGATATCTACCTATCTGTTGTCTCGAACCTAAGTTAAATAAAGGGTAGATAATATAACCCCACTCCTTCTTACTGTTAAAGTGAGCACCTTTATCCAATTGGTTCTGATATCTCTTAGAGATTGAGCCGTCCTTGTTGTACTTCTTATCACCAGGATAAACTAACTCAACAAAAACTGGTAGTGGTTTGAAAGTTTCTCTCACTTTTTGTTCTGTGATAAATAACTTCTGTCTTAATTCTCCCAATAAAAGGTTAGCTTTTCTCTCGTCTAGGGTCCAACCATTCTCAACCTGTTCGTGAATGATACGTGCTATATCGTGCTCAAGTTTAACACTTTCACTACTAAAGCCATTAAGTTCTATCTTTAATTGTTTGTAAGTTTTAAGTGTAACATCAACATCACGTTGACAATACTCCACCATCTCCCAACTAAATTTATCCCAATCACTGTGCTCACCTTTAGGGAATAATAATCTGTTACCCCAACTGGCCAGTGAATGTCCACCTTCTCTCTGTGGGTTAGCTAGTCGGGACATAACTAAAGTATCCTCTACTTCACCTTCCCACCTAAAGTTTGGTATAAGTCTTTCCATAACTGGGATGTCATATCCCAAAACATTATGCCCAGTAATGCAAGATACATCATTATCCCTACACCAATCACCAAACCTCCCAATTTCATCAGCCAAAAATATACTGTTTGTTCCACCATTACCTACCTCCTTTGCCACTATCACCCATATCTTATCAGGGTGTAGTCCGTTGGCCTCTATATCTAATACAATATTCATAATTAAAATTCCGTCTGTTCCTGTTCCTTCATTCTACCAGTAAATTTATCATATTGCAAGGTAGTTGCAGGACCAGTGAGTCCACTGAATCTATTCTTTAGGACTCTGACTGTAGTTGTATTACGTGATAGCTCATCTTCTGCCTGTTGATTACGTTCTAAACCAATCACCATATCAGATAACTGTGCAATAGAGGCACTACCCCTAAGCTCAGACAAACTAATCTGTCCTCCCTCTTCGTGCCCCTTACCCATAGGCCTACGTAGGTGTGATATAAGGAACATACCTATCCCAGTCTCGGCCACTAATTGTCTAAGCTTAGTCATCACTGAATCAATTTGTTTTCTCTCATCTAAATAACCCTCTTGATCCGACACTACAATAGATAGGTGGTCTAAGATAATCCACTTACAATCTAAACCTTTGGCTAGATATCTTATCTTACTTAGTAAGTTTGATTCACTAGTGGAGCCGAAGTGGTCAAACAATTTAATCCTACCAGTACCCATAGTCTTTTCCCAGTAACCTCTTAACTCTACCTCAGGTGTGCTCTCCTTATGTAGATGTAAAGGTTTGTTTGCCTCAATAGACATCACACCTAACACAGTCTTCTCGGGGTCCTCCTCTAATGCAAGAACACCTATGTTATCATCAGTTGTTCTGAGTAGGTAGTGCTCCAACTCTCTCGCTATTTGAGATTTACCCATACCTGAGCCACTTGTTACTGTCACTAACTCACCTCTCCTAAAACCGTGTGTTAACTCATTAAGACCTAACCAGGGATAGGGTATGGAGATGACGTCCTTCTTGTTAATAAGGATATCCCAAGTGTCCTCACTGGATATAATACCATCAGGTGTGTAACCTTTAGCGTCCCACCACTGTCTAGTAAAGTTAGCAATCTGACCAGCCATTAACATCTCACTGGCGTCCTTCCTGTGTAGCTTACATATCCTAATTTTATTAGGGGAGAATAAATCAACTACAGATTTAACTGCCTCCTCTCCTGGCTTATCATTATCAAAACATAACACCACAGTATCAAAGGACTCTAAGTATTCCAGTGAGTTTTTAATATCTCTACTGGCCCCACTTGCACCACTTCTTAGACTGACTGCTGCATATTTATTACCGAACATCTGGTGAACAGCCATAGCGTCTATCTCACCCTCAGTAATAGTGATGTACTTACCCCCTTCTTTGAATATATTCTGACCAAAGAGGCCAGCAGTGTTACTACTCCCCTCATAAATAAAGTCCTTACCCTCTACTGTCCTAATCTTATTACCGATATGTTCACCAGTGTCCTTATTGTAGTAAGGATAACAGTGTTTAGTTATATAACCATCAGTACCGTACTGCAAAGTAACCCCGTACTTCTTTGTTACATCTCTACCTAAAACTCTGTCCGGTATCTCTCCGTAATTACCTTCAAACTGTTTCATATTATTTACCTCTCTTGTTTCATTCTTCACCTGATAATTATTGTCCTTTATTGATGTCGAGGAGGGTGCTTCCCACCTACCACAACCAAAACAATAACCCTGTCCATTCTCATAACGGGCCAAGTTATCTTTGGACCCACAATCTGGACAAGCTTGGTGTTCTATAAACCTGTTGTCTGTTTCTTGTTGCATATATACCTCTATAAGCTCCGTAAAGGCCCCTTAAAGGGACGATTAATAAGTACCCCTACCTACCTCCTTAATAGGGAATAAATAGGGGGTGTAATAGGAGCTAATTAAAAGGGTACATCTTCCTTAGTAACTGCATCAAATTCATCGAGGGCATTACCACCACCTCCATTATATTCTACTAACTCAATTACTTGTACTGCACTTAATGACTTACCTAAACCATAAACATCAGTTGCTTGATGTTCGTAGGTATCATATGCCACTTTAACTTTAGAACCATTACCAATTTTAAGTGCCGTGTCCCAGCCGTGTTTGTTTTCATCGACTACAGTCGGGGCAGGTAACGAATTACCTTTGGCCGTGAATGGCTTACGCTTAAACACAAAGATATTATTGTCCTTCTGTTTAGGTTTTAAACCTGAGGCAATAAGTCTATCTCTTTCCTCATCACTAACCTTTAAATCAATTGAATAAACACCTGGTTGTGGTGTGTATTGGTCTACCTTTGGCTCAAATAGGGCCGGGTATAAAGCTTCGCCTGTTGCTACTGCCATTTTACTTCTCCTTTTATATTAAATTATATTATTATTTATGTCCTTTTATGGTAGACATAAACCAATTACATTTCTTGTCTGCGTGTCTCCTAACTTATATTAATGCTAATAGTTACCAGTTATGACTAGTAATGGTATTACCTTACTAACCCCTACTACTATTACTACTCCTAACTATCCCTATTGGATATATTAATAACTATGTATACTATAATAAGATTATAGCATATTTTTTATTAGTTGTGTGAGTTATTTGTAAATAAAGTTTCAATATAGGAACGGTTGTTATCTTCATCTAATGTTTCATCAGTAATAAACCCTTTTCTCCTACAAAAATTACATATATCTAAAAACTCACCTGTATCCTTGTCTTTATAGGTACTTTCATTATCATTTAGTTGTTTATCACAAGCTCTACACCTCATTACTTTCCCCTTTTTAATTTAACCTTTCCATCTGTGTTTAATTCCTTAGCCTGTAGGTGTATAAAACCGTTACTGTCCTCTTCAAACTGTTGTTGTGCTATCTTCATAGCCTGTCTGTCATCAGAGGCCAGTATAGGTCCCACTACTGCTATTGTACCTGTCCACTTTATCTCTACGTTATATAATTTACTCATTCTCCACGCTCCTTGTATCTATCTTCCAGTAATTCTAATTCTGATTTAGCACTACTAATTTCCCACTTAAGGCGTCTAATTTCATCTGTAAGGTGGCAACCTGGTCTTACATATTCTCTTTTATATTCATCATACTCTAGCTGACCACTGTCCACCATATCTAAAACATAATCCGTTGTTCTACTCATTATTTTCCCCTCTCTGTAATTTTCTGTTTTCCTCTAATAATTCCATAATCCTG